CGCGACCCGGTGGGTTACATGGCCAGCCTCTCGGCCGACACCAAAACAGCCGTGTTCAAGGTCGCCAGCGGCGAGAGCGGCGACCGCGCCCTATTCGAGGCGCACCCAGACAACAAACTGCGCGACGGTCTCTCGGTCGGTATCCAAGTACTCTCCGAGCCCGGCGCGTACCTCTACGACACCGAGACCGGCGAATACCACGTGTACGCCGCCGAGCTGCTGGAGGTCAGCGTGTGCGCCATCCCGGCGTACTCAGACGCCCAGGTCGCCCAGGTTGTCGCCTCCTACGCCATCCCGCCCGCCACCCTCACCACACCCGCCCCGACCCCGAAGGAAGAAACCACGATGGATCCCGAAACCCTCGCCGCCCAGCTCGATGAGCACACCGCCTCGCAGGAACGACTCATGGAGTCCCGCCTCACGGCGTTCACCACCGCCAGCGCCGCCCCCACCGGTCAGCAGTTCCTGACCTATGGCGACTTCGTGAAGGCCTACACCAGCGGCGTGCAGGAGGCCCTGGACTTCGCCCAGACCACCCAGCTCGCCACGACCGCCGACGACTACACCCGCAACGTGTGGGTCAGTGACGCCATCCGCCTGGTGGAAAAGACACGAAAGGTCATCAACACCTTCACGCGGGAGCCGCTGCCCGGCACTGGCATGACAATGGAATACGCCAAGCTGGCCACCAACACCCTGGCCGTGGGCAAGCAGGCCAACGAGGGCGACGTACTCGCCAACGGAAAGATCACTCTCACCAGCGCCACCGCCGACATCGACACCTACGGCGGATACAGCACCCTGAGCCGCCAGGTGATCGACCGCGCCAACCCCGCCTACATCACCACCACCTTCCGCGCCATGCTCATGGAGTACGCCCGCGCCACGGAAGCCGCCGTGCGCGTGATCTTTGACGCCGCCATCGCCGCCGCCATCGTGGACAATAACAGCGTTACGCTCGCAGCGGCCGCCACGGCCTACGACTGGCTCGACCTCATCATTGAGGCCGCCGAGACCTTCGAGACGCGCGGCTATGACCTCACCGGAACCTACGTCAGTAAGGACGTATTCAAGCGCCTGGTACGCCTGGAGGACACCAGCGGCAACAGCCTGATGAAGGTCTACGGGCAGGGCATGAACCAGACCGGTGAAATCGACGTCACCGCCCTAGACGGCACCCTGGCCAATGTCAAGTTCAAGCTCCTGGCAGGCGCAGCGGCCGACACGGCCGTGTTCTACAACCCGCTCGGCCTGACGACCTGGGAGACCGCCAGCCCGACGCAGCTTGAAGACGGCAACGCCACCAACCTGACGCAGAACTACAGCGTGTACGGCTACCTGGCCAGCGCGCAGCAGTTCCCCGACGCGCTGCTTGCCATCGAGTTCGCCGCGTAGTCATGGCCGACGAATCCACCCCCACCGAGCTGGGATGGTACGTGAACGCGCTAGGCGAAGACGTGCAGCATGCCGCCTGGTCTAAGACGGTCGCCACCGGCCTGGTGGGCGGATTCGTCGGGGGCCTGGACTCCAACCCATTCGGAGTCCCGGTCGCCATCCTCGAGATGGCCGTGCTGGAAGTCGGCGCGGATGTCTACTACCGAAAGGCCAGCCGAAACGGCGTGGTCGGTCTCGATGGTGTCGACCCCCAGCCCTTCCGCCTGAACCGCGACCCGATGGCCGCCGCGTACCCGCTGCTTCGCCGGTTCCTAGTTGTGGGTATCTGATGGCCGTTCCCAGGGTCGACCGAGCTGCCGAGCTGGTGGCCGAGCTTCGCGGCTACCTGGACGCCGCCGACCTGCCCAAGGTCATGGCCACGCTCGACGCTCGCGACATCGGCAGCGGTGCACGGCACGGCATCATTGTTGTCTCGCCGCCCCGGCTCAAGTTCCCGACCTGGAACCAGGTTCTAGCGGAATGGGACGTGCACGTTATCGCCGGGCCACCAGACAACTACCTAGCCGCCTGGGCGCTGATCGACACCATCGTGGACACTCTGCACGCGGCCGGGCTCCCGATGGAAACCGCCGAGGCTGGCCAGTTTGAACCCCTAGCGGGCCCTCCGCTCTGGGCCTACACCATTTCATTCACTGAATCAAACTAGGAGAATTCTCATGACTAAAGCCTCGCGACTCGGCCCCGGCTCGCTCAAGATCGGGGAAACCGGCGCGCCCCGAGAATGGGCCGCCCAGACCACGGCCACGACCCTGACGCCCAGCGTCGAGTACGAAGACAATATCCCGACCCTCGACGGCGGCGAGCTGGAAGGCGAGGCGACCGAGACCTGGGAGCTGGGCGGCACCATCTTTCAGGACTACGACCAGGACAGCCTGGAACTGTACTGCTATGAAGCCAGGGGCACCTGGGAGCCGTTCGAGTTCATCCCGAGCAACCTGGGCGGCACCATCTGGTCTGGCGAGGTTCGCCTAGCTGCCCAGGTCATCGGCGGCGACGTGAAGGCACGCAACACCGCCGACTTCACGTTCACCGCCCGCAACGTCGCACCTTCCGCGATGGTCGTGGTCTAGCCATGTCAGACGCGGGGGTGCGCGTCGAGGGTGCCCGCGCCTTCCGCTCGCAGCTCCGCGCCGGGGGCGACAGTCTCGACGACCTCAAGGCAGCCCACCGCCAGGCCGCCGACATCGCCGCAGCGGCCGGAGCCGCCCGCGCCCCTGTAGGCCCCACCGGCCGCCTGAAACGCAGCATCCGGGCATCCGGCACCAAGACAGCCGGAATCATCCGAGTAGGCACCGCACGGGTGCCCTACGCCATGCCGATTCACTGGGGATGGCACCGCCGACACATCAAACAGAACGCATTCCTGACCGATGGCGCGCAGCACTCAGAATCTCGCTGGATCGCCGTTTATCAGGACTACATCGAAACCGCTCTAGACACCTAAAGGACTCCGCACATGGCACTTGAACACCTCCAGATCAACTGGGCAGACGGCACCACCACCACCGTGCTGCCCCTCCTGCCCGACACCTGGAAATTTGAGGAAGCCCTCAAAAATAACCCGCGTTGGGGTGGCCTGAAAGACAACCTTATGAAGGCCTCTCAGTACAAAGCATTTGCCGCGCTCCAGCGCATCGGCACCGACCCCGAGCGCACCCGGAGCTGGGCAGAGTTCGGCCTCCTGGTGTCCAACGTGGTCACCGCCGACGACGACGACAGCGCGCCGGTCGATGAGCTGGAGGTAGATGGGCTGGGTTTAGACACCCAGACGGCTCCCTACACCGGCTGATCGTACAGCTCGCCATAGCCACCAACCAGCTCCCATCAGCCTGGGCCAGGGAGGACTGGACAGACATAGCCACCGCCGTTCACATTCTGCAAGAACAAAACGAAAGGACTTAGCACATGGCCGGTAAGACTGCAATTCTCAGCGTTAAGATCATCGGTGACAGCACCAGCGCCGTGAAGTCTATGCGGGAAACGGAGTCAGCCGGTCAAGACTTTTCCAAGAGCTTCGACAAGATGGCCGGGGCGGCTGCCATCGGCGGCGCGGCTGCTGGAGCCGCCCTGACCTCTGCCTACCTGGGCGCGGTCGACGTGGCCGCAGGCAACAAGAAACTAGCCGACAGCCTGGGACTTGACCCGGCCGCCGCCGAGGTCGCCGGGGCAGCCTCCGGTAACCTCTACGCGGCCGGGTTCGGTGACAGCCTGGAGACGGTAAACACCGCAGTCGGTTCTGTGATAGGCAACATCGACGGCATGCGCGACGCCTCCACCGCTGCCCTGGAAGACATCTCGGGCAAGGTCATGAACGTGGCCGACACCTTCGAGCAAGACCTAGGCGCGACCACCACGGCCGTGGGCCAGCTCATGCGCACCGGGATGGCCCCCGACGCCGAGACCGCGCTAGACATCATCACCAAGGGCCTGCAAGCCAACACCCGCAGCGGCGACGACCTCCTAGACACCTTCACCGAATACCCCGCGATATTCGAGCGCCTAGGCCTGGACGGCGAGCTAGCCACCGGCCTGATCTCTCAGGGCATGGATGCCGGTGCACGGAGCACCGACCTGGTAGCGGATGCCCTGAAAGAGTTCCAGATCCGCTCCACCGACGCGACCGAGGCCAGCGCCGCTGGATTCGAGGCGCTGGGCCTGAACGCGGCCGACATGACCGCGCAGATGGCAGCAGGCGGCGAGGGCGCAGCGGCCGGGCTCGACCAGGTGCTTGACGGCCTCCGCAACATGACCGACCCGGTGGCCCAGAACGCCGCCGCCGTGGCCCTGTTCGGCACCCAGGCCGAAGACCTGGGAGGCGCGCTCTACGCCCTCGACCCCTCCAGCGCCGTGGCCGCGCTGGGCGAGGTCGCCGGGGCCGCCGAAGGTCTGGGAGCTACCGAGGCGGAAAGCGCCATCACGAGCTTGCAACGCTCAGTCACCACCGCATTCACCGAGATGGCCGCCCAGGCTATCCCGACCATCACCCCGATTCTGGAAAAGATGAAAGAGTTTGCGCCGATCCTCGCGCCCCTGACGGTGGCCATCGGGCTGCTCTCGGCTGCCATCCTCCTGATATCGGGCATCCAGAAGGCCTACGCCGCCGTGCAGGCCGTACAGACCGCCGTGCAGTGGGCGAGTAACGCCGCCTGGCTCGCGTCCCCTATCACATGGATCATCCTTGCCATAATCGCGGCCATCGCCCTGGTTATCGCCATCGTGGTGCTGGTCATCCGCAACTGGGATGAAATCGCCGCCGTGGGAGCCCGCGTGTGGCAGGGCATCCTAGACTGGCTGGCCAGCGTAGGCGAGGCCATGAACCTAGGCCCGATCATCGACAATGTGAAGAACGCTTTTTCTGATATGGGAGCCCTCGCCGGTCGCATCTGGGACAACATGACCAGCGGCATTGACGACGTTATCGGGGCCATCTCCCGTGCTC